TGAAGATGAATACAGTCACAAGACACGTCGAGAGTATTACTAGGAGATTGTTATGGCTAAAAAAACTAAAAAGGTTAATAAAACTACAAAGACAAGAACTGGCGCTCAGTTTTTTCAATCAGACGCTGAGAAAAAAGCTAGGCTTGCCGCTGGTGGTGGATATACTGAAACAGAAAAAGCTATTAATGCGGCTTTAGATAAAAAGATGTATAGTGGCGAATTTCCTCCTGAGAAAACTGGTTCGTTGAGAGGAAATGTTTTTGCGGACTCAGTAGAAGACGCTATTAAGCGCCCACCAAAAGCGTCTGGCACTGGTCGCGCAGTTATGAAGGGCCGTGGTGGCTCATTTAAAGGAGTTAACTAATGGGCAAGAAACTAAAAGCAGTACCTTCCAGCAACAAAGGTCTATCCAAACTACCAAAAGGTGTTCGGAATAATATGGGTTTTTTTGCTAAAGGCGGTAGCGTTGAGGTTAATGGCGTTATGCAGGAGCATTATCCCCAAGCTGTAGAAGCCTCGTTTGCAGAAGATCACACAGGGTTTTCTCGCGGTGGCGGTGCAGCGTTGCGCGGTACAAAATTCATTGGCGTGAAATAATGCCCAGAATCACAATAGACGTTGATTTGCCATACGAGGATTATTTTATTAATCCTGAAGAGGACGTTGTGATTGAGGATGTTGAAGATGAAGATGAAGATGAATCAGAAGAATTTGCTGTTACTTGCCCCACTTGCGGGGCTGTAATAACTGAAGAGGTTGAGGCGGATTAAATTGGTGCATCGCGTTCCTCCCGACGAACTGTATCAATGGCTCCCGGTTCCCACACTTCCGCTGGTAGAGCTTTTCTGCCTCAACACTACGACAGGAGAATAACATGGCATTTATAGATCGTGAGGCAGGACCGGGCGGTATACCTGAAATGCCTATCGCTCCTGAAAGCGGAATTATGACTGAGCTTACCGAACTAGCTCAAGACCCCGGCCTTTTTGAATTTGACGATGGCAGTGCCATTGTGGGTGAGTATTCAGAAGAAGAAGAAGTGATGCCACCATTGCCGTTTGATGGCAATTTGGCTGAAGTTATTGATGATTCAATTCTAGGACGCATTGCGTCTGACTTGGTTGGTGACATTGAGGATGATCTATCCTCCCGCCAAGAATGGGAAGATACATACAAGCAGGGCTTAGAGTTCTTGGGAATGAAGACTGAGGAGCGCACAGAGCCGTTTGCAGGCTCCTCTGGCGTCATTCATCCATTGCTGGCTGAAAGTGTTACCCAATTCCAAGCACAAGCCTACCGCGAGCTTTTACCCGCCAATGGTCCTATTAGAACGCAGATTATTGGCGTTCAAAATGGTGAACTGGTCAAGCAGGCCGAGCGCGTTAAAGATTATATGAACTATATGATTACATACGAGATGGAAGAGTACGATCCAGAGTTGGATCAAATGCTGTTCTATCTTCCTGTTGTTGGTTCAACGTTTAAAAAGGTTTATCGTGATCCTTTGAAGCAACGGGCTGTTAGTAGCTTTGTTCACGCCGAAGATTTAATTGTTCCGTATGGCGCAACTGACTTGGCATCTTCGCCCCGCATTACGCAGCGCATTAACATGGATTCAAACGAGGTCCGCAAGCTGCAACTAAATGGTTTCTACATTGACATCGACGTTCCCACCGATGGGTACGAAGGCGATAAGATTAATGAGATTAGAGAATCCATTGATGATGTGCAGGGCGTTCACCCGTCAAATTCATCTACTGATTTAACCCTTTATGAAATTCATACGTCTTTGGACATTGAGGGCTTTGAAGACCTTGGCATGGATGGCGAACCCACTGGCCTTAAACTGCCGTACATTGTGACCATCTTGGTTGATTCCGATGAGATACTATCAGTTCGTCGTAATTACGCTGAAGCGGACCCAATGAAGAGAGCCGAACAATTCTTTGTGCATTACAAATTCCTGCCGGGTCTGGGTTTTTATGGCTTGGGTTTAACACATATGATTGGCGGCTTGGCTATGGCGTCAACGTCCATTCTGCGTCAGTTAATTGATGCGGGTACGTTGGCTAACTTACCCGCTGGCTTTAAGGCCCGTGGTGCGCGTATTCGTGATGAAGACAGCCCACTACAGCCCGGTGAGTTTCGTGACATTGATGTGGTTGGTCAGACGTTGCAGGCATCTCTTATGCCGCTGCCTTTCAAGGAACCTTCTGCCACGCTGTATAACCTTCTAGGAACGCTTGTAGACGCTGGTCGCAGGTTCGCATCAATGGCGGACATGAAAGTGGCTGAGATGGGCGGAGAAACGCCCGTAGGCACTACTATGGCTATCATGGAGCGCGGCACAAAGGTTATGTCCGCAATTCACAAGCGGATGCACTACTCGCAAAAGCTTGAATTTAAACTTCTAGCAAAAATATTCTCTAAGGATTTAGAGCCATACCCCTACATGGTATCGCAGCAGTTTGGCCCAGAGATTAAAGCGCAGGACTTTGACCAGCGTGTTGATGTAATGCCTGTTAGTGATCCTAACATCTTTTCCATGTCACAGCGTATTGCTTTGGCGCAGAGTGAATTGCAGTTAGTACAGTCAAACCCTGAAATACACGGTGGCCCACAGGGGCTGTATCAAGCATATCGCAAAATGTATGAAGCTCTTGGCGTTAATAACATTGATGCCATGTTACCCCCACCTCCCGGTCCACCACCCCCTATGAATGCGGCTAAAGAAAACCAGAACGCTTTGATGGGACAGCCATTGCAGGCATTCCCTGAACAGGACCATCAGTCTCACATAGAGACGCATATGGCCGTTATGTCTACGCCAGCTATGCAGCTTAACCCTAATGCTATTATGGCCCTGCAAGGCCACATTCAGGAGCATATAGGTCTGTTGGGCGAGAAGCAGGCGCAAGAGCAAATTATGGAACGTATTCCGCCTGAAATCCAGCAAGACCCGCAGCAAATGCAGCAAATGATGGAGCAGATCAAACCACAGATAGATCAGATTGCAGCGGCTATAATTGCTGACATGACTGAAAGCTTGGCACAGGCAGTTGAGCCACCAGCCGAGTCCGATCCGTTGGTTGATATACGCAATCAGGAATTGCAGCTTAAATCTGCTGACATGCAGCGCAAAACATCTGAGTTTGAGGCCAGACAGGAACTGGAACGTGAGAAAGAGCGTAACAATGTTCTGGTAGATCAGCAGCGCATTGATGTGTCAGAGGCCGCGTTAGAGGACAAGACTAGAATTGCTGAGGAACGCATTCAGACGCAAAAAGACATTGCGTTACTGAACGCCACAAAATGACAGATAAGAAAGTCTTAGACTTTCCTCAGACCAGCGATACAGACCAGCAGTTCCTTGATTTAGAACGGCAGCAAAAAGAAATCAGAGAACAGTCAAGAGAAATTGCAAAAAAAGGAAGTAAAAAATGAGTTCTTCTGTAAGAGAAAAAATGGCAGCAGAGATTAAAGCAGCAAAACGTGCTGCTATAAAAGTTGCGCCAGAACCTGTTGTTGAAGCACCAGTAGTGCCAGAGGTGGTTATCAATGAAGTTGCCGTTGAAGTTGAAAAGCCCGTTAAAAAGCCAGCCCAAAAGCCAGCCAAAAAGAACAAATCGTTTTATAAAAAGATTTAGTAAGATAGCGAAACCCCAGAAGTTTAAGGGTATTTTCTAACTACTTGGCAATAATCCTTGTATATCCCGCATAATCGCATACTGTATGCGCGGGAGATACAGCATGGACGCTATACACTTAGCCGAATATCTATTCAAAAACATTCGTGAGCGCGATTCTCGTCTAAAGGACAGACTCGCGGACGGTTCGGTTTCGTCTTGGGACGAATATCGGTATCTCGTAGGCGAAATACGCGGAATGGCCTACGTGGAAGATGACATCAAAACCGCGATGAAAGGCATAGACATAGACGATGACTAAAAAGTTATTTGTTCCTGACCACGTTGCAAAAGCAGTTGCAAAAGGCAAGTCAGTAGAGAAAACAAAGCTACCTGACCCTTTGGAAACAGCTTTTGGCAAGCATTCTTCAGAAGAAAACAAGAATGAGAACGATCCATCTGAGTTGGATTCATCAGCGATTGACAGGCTACCACAGCCAACAGGTTATCGCGTTCTTATTATCCCTTATTATCCAAGCGCCAAGACCAAAGGCGGCTTGTATATTCCAGATCAGACCAGAGACCGTGAAGCGTTTGCAACTGTGGCTGCATACGTTGTTCGGCTTGGCCCTGATTCATACACAGATAACCAGAAGTTCCCAAGTGGACCTTGGTGTTCTGAAAAGGATTGGGTTCTTATAGGAAGATATGCTGGCAATAGGTTTAAAGTGGATGGTCTTGAGGTTAGAATCATAAATGATGATAACATCATAGCGACTATCCTTGACCCAACAGATATTTCGTATGTATAACGACAGGGAGAGCAAGGAAAATGTCTATGGCTGAGAACATTCGTGAAGATGACGAATTAGAAACTGGTACTTCTGTTGAACTTGATGATGAAGTTCAAGAAGATAACGTTTCTGCGTCTGATAACGAAGAAACCCGAACAACTGTTCGGAAAAAATCAGATGGCGACGATGAGCTAGAAAATTATAGCGAAAGCGTCAAGAAAAGAATTAACCAACTTACTGCAAAGCGCAAACAGGCTTCGGAAGAAGCGCAGGCTGCGGTACAGTATGCTCAACAGGTACAACAGCAGAATGAGCAAATGAAAGCTCGTTTGGCACAGTTGGATCAAGGTTACAGAACAGAATACGAAGGCCGAATTACTTCTCAGGAAGCGCAAGTTAAACGTGCTTTGACTGAGGCGCATGAGGCTGGTGATTATGACCGTGTTGCAGAAGCGCAATCTGCATTGTCTCAAGTAGCGATAGAAAAAGAACGTCTACGGCTACAAAAGGCAAAGGCTGCGCGTGATGTTGAGAATGAAAAAGTACAACAGGCTCAAGCACAACAGCAACAACAACAACAGCAGCAACAGCAACCGCAACGCCAAGACCCCAAGTTGGAGACATGGCTGTCTAAAAACGATTGGTTTGGACAAGACCGCGTTATGACAAGAGCGGCACAAGCAATCCA